CCGCGTCCGGGTCCGAGCCCATGATGGCGACCAGGAGGTCGCCGTCGGCGGTGCCGGTGGGCTTGGTGACAGAGACGGACGAGACGCCGTTCGCCCGAACGTTCTGCGTAGAACTGCGTACCGCGACGGCCATCTCGCCCCTCCCTTCCCTGCCTGGTCGATTCCTTACTGGTCACATATGATCTACCCATTGCTCGGGAAAGTGAGGTCATACGTCGAGAGCAGGCTTTCTCCCGAGGCCAGGTTGATCACCGAGAACAGCGAGCGGTCGAGCATGACGCCGCCGCCGGTCGCGGCCTGGCTCATGATCGCGTGCTCGGTCGCGGCCACGGAGGCGGAAACCGTGATGGTGGCTACGGTCTCGTAGGTCTTCGAGTCGCCTGACTTCTCGCCCAGCGACCCGGTCGGGCGCGTACTCGACGTCGAGTACTGGGTCGTCAACTCGGTGACCAGCGCTGTCTGCGTGGCCGCCTCGGCCGTGGTGCCGGTGCCGAGGGCGTGGAACTTCATGTTCTCCAGTTCGACCAGGTTCTGGAAGGCATCCACGATGTAGGCGACGCCGGTGTCGGTCACCACCCGGCAGGAGACCAGGCCATAGTCGGTGACCTTGCCGTCCAAAGACAGCTTCGCCAGCCAGAGGTGACCGATGGCGAAGAGACGGCCATGGTCGAAGGCATCCTGGTCGGCCAGGCTGCGCTCGAAGTTCTGGCGATTACTGCGCTGCCATGCACCCTTTCGGCTGAACGGCAGAAGGGCGACGCCATAGGTGTAGGCGTCGTTGAGATTGCGGACAAGGGGGCGACGCGGCAACGGCACCCGTGCCACGTTGAGCGTGCCGGTCGGGCGCAGTTCCTTCATCGTTCCCTCTTCGGTTACTAGGCATTACCAACGGGCAGGCAGTTGATGTCGCGCTCGCGGTGACGATTGATGACCAGGCGCACCGAGTTCACCGCCGACGGCGTCGTGCCGGAGGCCGAAAGCACGGCCAGGTCGATACTCCGGTAGTCGGCGGCGCTCAGCATGGCCGCGTTGGCCAGGATGTCGGCCGCCGTGTTGTCGTAGCCGACTCCGATGGAACCGTCGGCGCCAATCGTGGTCGATCGCAAGACGTCTGGGTTACGCAACGCGTTCTTCACTACATTGGCAAGGGTTTTCACGATGACCCGTTGGAGCATCAAGCCCTTGGCCACGACAGCGTCGTCATCGTCGGCCAGGAGGGCGGCGAGCGTCGCCTCCAGGGCCGGGCGATGAACGTCCAGATCGTTAACGAGGTCATCGAGAAGCGTTTGCGCAATAGGCGTTTCGGCGTCGGAAAGGGGCCGCCAACGATCTTCGACGTCGGTTGGGCTGACGTTGTACGACATTGACGACCCCTTTCCTGGTGGCCAGTTACTTGTTGGCCTTCACGACGTCTTCCGGCCAGACGGTGACACCCGTCTGAGTCTTGAACTCCTCCGGAACGCGCTTGGCCGGGTCGAGGACACCGGCGACGGTGTAGTGCTCGTTCGGAGTCGGGTCAGCCGCTTCCCCACGGAAACCCTGCTCCTGCTCGGCCTTCACGATGTCGTGAATCTGCTTCTGACTGGGCTCCACGACGGCGTCAGCCTTCTGGTCCTTCGACGCCTGCGGAGTGCTGGTATTGGTCACGCGCTCAGGCGCGGCCTGAGTCTGCTTGCTGTCGGCCATATTACGACCTCGCAATCTCGATGATGGCGGTTCCGCCACCTTCGACGAGACCGGTCCCGCCGACGGGTGCGGACTGAACGGCCAGGACGTCGCCCTCGGCCACGACCAGGTTGGCCGCAGTCCCCGAGAGGGGCAGCGCAGCCTCGTCGAACGCGACCAGGTTGGTTCCGCTCAGCAGGGGCAGCGCGGCCACCGCCGTCGAGCCGGAGCCGGACTGGCCCTTGTTGATCAGTGAAATCGTCCGGGACGACGGTGAAGCCGCGCCCGTGACGGAGGCCAGGGGCAGGTAGCGAACGGCCTGCACGGTCCCCGCGAACGGGGCCCGGACGTTCTCCGTGGTGGTCGCGAGAATCGTCGAAGCGGGCAGTTCCACCTCCAGCGTCCTGACGAGAGGTGCAGAGTCAGCCATGTTTTCTTCCCTTTCCTTTCGAGGAGTCGGATGGAGGTGGGGTTTACGTGCCGGTGACCTTGATGTAACCCGCCGGGTAGCGAGTCGAGGCGTTCGTGTTCTCGTTGTTGATCGTGTTCGCGACCTGCCACCCCGCCCGGAACGTGAGCCGCACTGCGGTCATGTCCTGCTGGGCCAGGTTGAACACGATGGCGCCGGTGTTGTCCTGGATGACGGCCTCGGTAAGGACCTTCATCGAGATGTCCTGGCGGACACCGAGAACGAACTGGCTCCAGTCGGCGGCCAGAAGCTGGACGCCGTCGGCGGGCGTCCCGGCGGAGACGGTGGCGATCGGCCAGAGACCCTTCATCGAGTACTGGATCGGGAAGCCGTCCAGCGTGCGCAGGTCGCCCGACGTCCGGTTCTCGTCAAGCTTGCGGCCCTGGGAGTCGCGAGCCTTGCGCAGCTTCGCCTTGTAGGACGTCGGCGCCGTGAAGCCGGAGACCTCGAAGCCGTCCTGCTCGATCAGGCCGTAAAGGTCGTCCAGGTCGCCGTAGATGCCACCGGCGGTCACCGCGTTGGCGCCCTGGGTAACGACGTTCCCGGCGGACGCGGCGGCGGCCACGACGTTGGTCGGGAAGGATGCCGGAGCAGACGCGCCGAACATGACGGCGGTGTCCAGGGTGCGCCCGAAAGCCTCAGCCAGGAGGGGCTCGGCCTCGTCCCAGAGGTCGGCGTCCACGTCGGCCAGGACATTGTCCGGGATCGGCATGATGACGGCGATCTCTTCGACGTTCAGGTACTTGTTGGCCCACGAGAACTCGGTGGTCTGCTTCAGGCCCGTGTCACCGGTGACCCAGTACGCAACCGGCAGCGAGGCCAGGATCGGGAACCGGGTCTGCGTCCCGCCGACGGGGATTCGCCCAAAAAGAGCCATGACGGCCGAAGTCTCGGTCGCCTTCCCCAGCATCGAGGTGCTGACTTCCTCCGGGACGAGGGCAGCGGCGTCGGTGCGGGAAGTGACGTTGTTGTACGCGCCACCTGAGTAAGAGAAGATCGGGGCACCGTTCCTCCGGTACCCGATCGGTCGATTCATCACCACTTAGAACCTCCAAGGGCTCGCGGGAACGACGCCCGCGTGGTGAGCGAGCGACGCTATCTCTTCTTGGCGGCCATATCCCGGATCTTCTCGGTCATGCTGCTCTTTGAAGCCGCACTACCGCGAGCGCCACCATCGAAGTCGGGTGCACCTCCGCGAGGTCCACCCTTCTTGGCCACTTTCGCCAGTTCCGGACGATCGGCGATGAGAGCCTTCAGATCACGCTTGATCTGAGCGACATCCACGTCACCTTCGTCGTCGACCTCGTAATCGTCGAGATCGAGGAAGCGAGCCGCATCCGAAGCGTGCATAAGGACTTCCGCCGCCTCCGCCTTGATTGCGGCCTTCAGCAACTTGCTGTTGACCTTCGTCTGGGCGGCAATGGTGGCTTCTCGGCGAATCTCGTCCGGATCAATCCGGTCGGCGTCGTCGTCGTCCTTATCGCTGTTCGATTTGGTCGTAGCGCCCTTCTTGCCCTTGACCAGCGCGAGGATCTCCTCCGGCGAGAGGCCGGTCTCCTTCTTCAGCACTGCCCACGGCTTGTACGCCGCCTTGAGCCGTCCAGTTGCTTTCCGCTCGGCGTCGATGGCGTTGCGCCCTTTGGCGGTCAGGCCATCGGCGTCGACGGAATCGTCCTCGTCGTCGCCGTCTTCGGAGCCCCCGTCGCCGTTTCCGTCCCCGTCGCCCTCAGTTCCGCCTGTTTCACCCTCATCGGCCGGAGCGCCACCTGAATAACTCCAGATCGGCGTTCCGTCGGCACGGTGGCCAAGCGGCATGGACTTACGGATGAACAGAAGTGACATGGAGTTTTCTCCTCAGATTGACCAGCCTCGCGCCGGTCCGTGCTCTGCTGGCCTCGCGCACAGCCTTGCTCTAGGCGCAATATATCGCAGTCAGGCCAGCAAGTACGAATACTGACGTAGCATTTTCCGCGCTGTTTCCCGGTCGCCTTTCGCGTCCCGGTAGATCTGCCAGACGGTCGGTCTCAGCACCGGCGGCTGACCCCTCTTCTTCCGCCCGGTCCCGGCCCGGGTATAGCGGTGACCATTGTCGGCGGTGAACGTCGCGCCCTTGCGGTGCGCATTGACGACGCGACCGATGTCGGCGCCGTCACGAATGGCCTGGGCCTCGGCCTTGCCGAAGTACTTCTCCTGATCCTCTTTCGAGAGCGAATTGAAATACGCCTTCGGGTCGGTGGTGAAGTCGGGGGCATCCGGCTCGGCGGCGCCAGCGGCTTTGCAGTCGCAGCCCGGATGGCGAGCGAACCCCGCGTTCCATCGGTACCACCTCCCGGCCAGTACGGCGCACCGCCCGCATGAGGGCAGGTCCAGCACCCGGATATACCCCAGCGACACCTCTTTCGGGGCTGGACGGGTCGCTGGGCCCCGAGGCGCACGCCGGGGCTGCTTCGGGGCTGGCGATGCTGGCGACAGCAGGGACGCGGGCTGCGGGGGCAGGTCCGAGGCCGTCACCGTCACCGTGGTCAGGGGCTGGACGGTCTCAGGTCGCACCGTTGCCCGGCCGACGGCGATCGGGACACTGTCGGCCGCCCTGGCCGCGTCGGCGATCTGGGTCACCATCGCCATCCGCAGCCATGCCTCACCCGAGCGCATCGAGTTGGCGACGCTGTCCCCGTGGTTCAGATGGGCCGACGTCCGGATCGCCGCACCGGCCAGCAGGCCCTCCAGGCCTCTTCCGTCGGAGGCGATCCCGGCGAAGGCGCGAGCGTCCAGGGTCGGAATGTCGATGTCGATGCCCTGCGCGGCCAGGACGTCATGGGCGTACTGGCTGGCCTGGCTGGCCATCAACTCCTGCGCCGTGGACGTCAGCACGAAGATCCGCTGGCCGATCGAGTGAATCCAGGAGGCGATCGGGTGGTCCGGATCGAGCAGCCGGAAGACCTCGATGGCCGCAGCGATCTGCGCCGCCGTGATGGCCGTCTGGGTCTGCTGGTGGGCGGCAGCAATGGCGGCCACCTGCGCCGCCTCCTGCGCGCTCACGCTCACGGCCGCCCGGTTCCGCCCCCGTTACGGTTACCTCCCCCGGCCGCCCCAGCCGCTGGCTCGGTCCCCGTGATGGCCGACGACGTCCCCGTGGGCCCGCCCGCGCCGGAGCCAGCGGCGTTCTTGCGGTACTGGTCGGCCAGCAGGGCCGTGGCGTCCATCTGAGCCTGCTGCTGCTGGTATTCGACCTGCATCTGGGTCCAGCGCTGGATCTCCGGCGGGCTGGCCCCCCAGCGCTCCCACAGGGCCTGCATGGGTACGCCCAACGTGCTCATCTTGGTCAGCGCGTCGACGACCTCGCCCTCGGTGCGGAACTCCGGGTTACGCCAGACGACCTCCATCGTCACGTCGTCCGGGATTGCGGTACCGGCCAGAGTCCGCACGAACCGCACGCACGACTCGATGTGGTCGTCCAGGTCGCGCATCCGCTGACGGCACTTCGCGATCAGACCCGACTCCTCGGCCTTGTACGACTCACCGTTGGGTGAATTACTGCCGCCCAGAAGATATGACGCCGGGGTGCGGCTGCGCGCCGCCATATCCAGGACGTCTTCCTTCTTGCCCGCGATATAGCCACTCGGATCGGAAGCCGCGAAACTACCGAACTTCG